AATAAAGCAAATAAAATTCCTATCATTTTGATAAAGTTATTTTATAGGTGGAAGAACTTGTTTTGCTTGGTGGAAATATCTTTACTATTTCATCTTCTATTAAAACTTCAATACCTGAAATAGGAATTGATTTAAGATAGTTTTTGCGTTCATCAAGCATTGCTTTTGCAGTTTCAAACCTTGCCTGTAATTGTGGTAGTAATGGGTCATTACATTGGCTGAAATCATACTTAACACCTGCTTCTGAAAGTTCTAATTTAGCACCTGAAACATTAGTTATTTCTTTTCCGTTCTTGCTTATTTCATCCCTTACATAGTCAGTAAATGCTTTTGAACTCCTTACTTCTTCAATAAACTTTTCCATTATTGAAAGTGCTTCTGCTGCTTCAAGTATTCGCCCTGAATCCATCAGTTCGTTAATGGAATTTTGAGCAATGATTTTGATTTGGTTTTTAGTTAATCCTGCACTGATTTGTGGTAGCATTGTTTTTAGATGTTAATGTTATTAATCTTCAATATTTCTTATTTCAATATTTTCAAATTTTTGAATCGCTACTGCTCTATCTAATTCATAACGAAGCAAATTGTTAGCCTGTTTAATTAAATTAGATTGTGCTTTTGCTTCTTCAACTGAAATAGCCTTCCCTTTTAAAAGCATCATCATATTGAATGTTTCTTTTAATAACTCTTTAGAGTTTACTGATTTGTTTGTTTGCATTGTTTTAGATTTGTTTTTGTAAATTGGTTATTAAATGGTCTATTGTTTTAAATATTTCTACTTTATCAAATTCAAAATGATGATTGTAATTATATAATTCTTCAAGTTCTTCAAGCAAAAAATCTAATCCATTTTTAATTAAATATTGTTTTGAAGTTTTATAATTTTCTAAAATTTCATCTTGATTGCAAATTGAATCCATAAATGGTATTTCATTATAAATAGCATAATGTTTACCTGCATTGTCTGAATAGATGTAATTTATTTCATCGTGATATTTTTTTAGATTCTTATTTCTTAATCTATATTCTTTTAAAACTACATCAAGATGTATTCTTCTAATATCAAATTTATTATAAACTTTGTTATTAACAATAATTTTTTTTATTAAATCTTGCTTAAATTCAATGTGGCTTTGTCCAGGATGAATACAGGAATGATAGGTTATTAATACAAATTTATTTTTGATGAAAAATAAAAATCGTTTTGGATTCTTATTGCAAATATCGTAAGCATTAAATGAATATTCTTTAACTCTATCATTCAGTAATTCATATCTTTCGTTTTGTTTTAAACATTCACAACTATGAGAATCAATATAACATTCAACCATAATTTAGTTTTTAGATATTAGTAATGTTTCTACTTCTTTAGATACCTTGAACGCTGCTTTTATTTTAGCCATTGTTGTTTCGCCTGAATCAAGTTTAGCTTTTGCCTTATTGAATAAGTCAGTTCCTTTGTTTAACCATTGTTTAGAATTGTCTTCTGCTTCTTGTGGATTCTTTCCACCAAATGTGGCTGTGTTTCCGTCATCATCTTCATCAATATTAAGACCAAGTATAGAAGCCAAAGCATATCTTCTTTGATATGTTATGCAAGAACCTCTACCTTGTGGGTCATCCTTTACAGGTCGCATTTGATATTCTGCCGAAATAAATTCGCCTGATTCGTGTAATAGAATAGAAGTTAAACCATTTTCGCCTGAAGGGAATTGAGAAACTGAAAGACCGCATTCAATTAAAGGTTCATTAATTCCTTCCAGGATGTTAGGAAGGGAAGCGTAAGTTGATTTAAAGAAAGGATTCTTTGCGTCTTTCTTAATCGTGTCAACTTTGACGTGGAAAAGAACAAGTGCTTTTGCTAATTCTGCGATTGTGTTAGATTGTTGCATTGTTTTAAAGGTTTTGTTTTTACTAATTTGGTTGTTAAAAGTTCTACTAATTTACTAAATTTCTTCTTCTTCAAGTTCCTTTTTGAATTTGGCATCTAATTTTTTATGAAGGATTAATAATGTGATTATAAATGAAACGTATAAAATTGAAATTGAAAGTAACATTTTAGCATGTTTTAAGGTTGATTGTTTGTTGATATTTGTATTCTATATACTCATTCAGAGCATTTAGAATTTTGATTTTTTCATCGTGAGTTGCTGAAGAAGATTTGATTGCTTCAAGCAATAATTCAAAAGCGTTTTTTTCTGTCATTGTTTTTAGATTTAAAGATTACGAAATTGAAAGATAATGTAAGCGAAGATAAGGTTAGCAATAATAATGATTGCCAGGGTTGTTGATTTTTTCATTTGTTTAGTTTTTAGATTTATGCAGTTGATAGGATGCTGCACCCCTATAAGATTAATATTTAAATTCAGATATTTCACTTAAAGTAAAATCAACTTTTAAATCTTCAAAATAACAAGTAACTCTTTTCCCATTCATTGATTCTACTTCTAACCATATACCATTTAAACTTCTAAAGTTGCTTTTTGTGTTGATTTTTGCATAAATCTTTTTCATTGTTTTTATTTTTAGATTGTTATTGTTTCGTTTCTGAATGCTAAATTATATCTTTTAGAGTTCTAAAAGAAATATTTTAGAATTTTTTTTTAAAATAATTTTTCCGATTCGCTGAAACTCAATAGAATTAATAGTTATTAATAAAAGAAATATATGTTATAAGGGGTTATTAATGGAACAAAAACCTACAAAAATGTTCTTTTAATGGCCTGTTATTTATATGCGAAAGGGTATAAAATGAATAATTCTGCTGAAATTATATGCGAAAGGGTATAAATAAAGGGGTGTAGAAACACCCCTCGCAAATCTAAAAACAATCCAAATCCTAAAAACAAAACTTTAATCTTCTTCATCCTCAAATAATTCATCGTGCATTTCATTTATACACGATTCAATTATTCTAATGGACTTCTTAATTATCTTTTTTATCTTCTTGGCTTCATCCTTTGTCAGCAAAAGTAAATCAATCCCTTCAACCGCAGAAATAGAATAGTAAGCACAACTCACATAATCCATTCGTGTGGTATATTCAAAATCAAATTCTTCTTCTATTTCTTTGATTTCTTCAGGTGTTGGTTCTTTTTCTTCACTCATAGAATTTTACCTTTAAAGATTCGCTTATTGAAAAACTCGTAATCAGTTCCGTTGCTATCTAAATAGACAACCGCACATCCCCAATTCCATTTATTTAATGGCATATATTCAGGGTGTAATTCGCATAAACAACCTATACTCCAGGTTGTTGTAATCTTTCCATTCATGTCAGTTTCTGAATGTTCGCTTGTGGAATGGTTATGACCTTGAAAAGCACTTGTTTTGCCTCGTAGATATAAACCCCTTGCAACGTTTACAGGTGCAGAAATTCCGCCAATGTATTCGTGTCCGTGTATTCCGTTTAATTCATTTAACTTCATAAACCTATTAGATTCTATTATTTCAATTCCTTCTGCACGTGCTTTAATAATATTTGAAAACTGAAATTCTTCTATGCCTACAAGTTCACCTGCCTTTTGATATAAAAAATGTTCATACCTGTTTTCGTGGTTGCCTATTTTGAAAAAGATTTTACATTTAAGTTCCTTCTTCAGAACATTAACAAACGCTTTTAAAGTATCTAATTCGTATTTAAAATCCCTTTTCTTTGGGTCTTTCATAAATCTTGAAAGGGAATGGCAATCTATCGTGTCGCCATTTAAAAGTAAAGCGTCTATCTTTTCTTTCTTTAGAAAATCAATAGCACAGGTTAAAGCATCTAAATTGTGGTAAGGTAAATGTATATCTGAAAGAATACCTACTTTTTTATAACCTTTGATTATATAAGGTTCGTAGGTAGATTCTGAAGATTCAGGAAGTTTATAAGGGTTGTATGGTCTTGGTTCAGTCCTTTTGAACTCTACATTAGGTTTGAATTTACCTTCTTCTATTTGTCGCAGTTTTAATCTAATGTATTCGGCATCTTTAAATAATAAAGGATTATCATTATAGATTATCCGTGCTAACTTTTTTAAGGGCATATCATTATGCTTACTTAAATAATCCCTTAATATTTCAGATTTATTCATTTTCCTTGACCTTTATATTTAGATACATTTTTATCTTTTGGTCCTTTTGACTTTCTTGCTTTACCGCCTTTTCTTTTCCCAAATGAAAGTTTATTACTGCTTATTGTCTTTGCCATATTATTTGAAATATAAATCGGCTTCCGCCTTTCTTCTATTAGTTAATCCTTTTAGTTCAGTTAATACACCTTTAACCCTTGCTTTATTCCATTTCATAAATTCATCCCTTATAGATAAATCGCCAGGATTCGCAATTATTTTCTTTTTCAATGTGCTTGAATTAAACGCACCAATGCCAAGATTATAACAAAACGAAACCAATGAATCAAACTGATTTTGATTTACGTTTAATTTAATTTGTTTAGCAAAATTTTCAACCTCATTAGTTAGTAAAGTTTCTGCTCTATACAAACTTATTTCTTCGCCTTCTTTAACGGATTTTCCATCAGGATATTTAATTGTTCCATATCCAATAGTCCACACTCCTGCAGGGCATTTGTACGCTTTTAAATAACATCCTTCAAACTTCTTAATTAGATTTATAGAATTTTGGCTTGGTTTCATTAACGTAGATATAAGATATTAAAACTATTATTATAATTAGTAACCAAATACAAACCTTATTCATTACCTCATTCCGTGTCCTATAATCTTCTTTTTCTTTATTGGCTTTTTCTAATTGCTTTGTTAAAGAAAATACCTTTGAAGTATCAATAATATTTTTAACAATGTAAGGCGGATTCTTACGCAAATCATCTTTAAGAATAGTAATAAACCTGTTTGCATTTTGCAATTTTAAAACTAATTCTTTTACACTTTTAGAACATTCTTTTTTTATAGTATCAGTTACTATTAAAGTATCTGTATTATTACTTAAAAATGTGTCTATCTTACTAATGTATTCCGTTACTATTTGAGTGTCTTTAGTAACTATTGGCTTGAATAATTCGCCGCATTTTTGCGATATTAAAGCAGGATATTCACCGCTAATTTTATTTAGTTGTTTATTCGCTTTTTGCTCTGTAAAGCAGGATAGCAAACAACAAGAAAACGCAACCAATAAAAAAAGTTTTTTGAAAAGTTTCATCCATTTAATTAATTTTGTGAAAGTTCTGCTTATAATTGATATGTTAAAAGGGATGGTTTTTGCCACCCCTTTTTTTTATTTAACATCGTAATCTTTAGCCAAATAACCGAATGCTGCAAGTGATGCAGCAAATAAAATTTTGGTTATTGAACTTCCGTCTAAATGGTAACCTGTTCCCTCAATGATAGGTTGAACAGCTACCAATGTAGCCAAAATCAATCCGAAGATTGTTGTTTTTGTACTTTTCATTTTTTAAGGTATTTGTTGAAAAATTTAATTACTCCAGGCATATTGCTCACTATTGTTGAAATACTCGCAGTAATGGCAAAGAATCCAAGAACTTCAGATGAAGTTAAAAAGGTGGCTATTGATAAAAACCAAACTCCTAAAAGGTCAAAATGTTTCATTATAGTAAAGTGATATTTAATTTGTTAGCACATATTGTGAAAGCATCTGTATTGATGTCTGAACTTAAACCCCAATCAATGTAATCCTGTCCATCAATTGTTAAGGTATTATCTATCAATAATTCCTGTTGATTATGTTGAGTTGAATCAGTGTACTCATAAAATAATTGATAATTAAAAACTGCAGTATCTTTTAGATTGTCATTAATCAATCTTAAATAAAATAGATTAGCAGTTTTATTTTGACCATTTACCCAAAGGGTTAAATTCTGTATCTTTTTCATTTTTAATTATTTGCTATTATTAACCAATTCGCACCATTACTAACAACTGAAACATATTTATATTGAGCACTTAAAGAATAAGTTGTTGAACCATCAATTGTTTGTGAAGATGTAGTTCCAACAGTTACTGCATTTGCTCCTGAATTTGCTCTTTTTATTGTGTATACTTGACCTGTCTTACTTACAGCAGTTGGCAAAGTAATTTGAAATGCAGCCGAAGTTGCATCCGCAGAAATAACCTCATCAGTTGTTGTTGCAGTATATGCTCCTGTTTTTGAAACATAGGCAGTATATCTTCCTGTTGATTTTAATGTACCTTGCACGTCTAATTTGAAACCTGCATCTGAATTACCACCACCTACTGAAGATGTAGCAATTTGAACATTTCCACCATTAAAAATCCTCATCATTATTTGCCCTGTTCCAAAATCCCCTTTAGTGTAAAAATCATGTGCACCTGTTGAACCTGCAACCCAAGAAATGTTACCCTGATAATCTGTTCTCCATTTTGCAACCATAGAACCATTAACAAAAGAAGCTACAACATTTTGACCTGTTGCCGAAGTATTTGTCATATAAATGTGGCTACCTGCTCCATTTGTATTTGTGTAATCTGTATTAGTTGTTGTTAATTGAACTAATGTTGTAGGACTATTTGTACCTATTCCTAATCTGTTATTCGTATTATCCCAAAATAAGTTAGCATTCTTTTGCGTTATTGTTGTTCCATTTGAGAAAAGAATAGAACCACTTGTTAATGAAGGTAAAGTGAATTTTCCTGCTATTGCAGTATAGATATTTGAACGGCTTGTATCTGAACGGAATTTAGTGTAGTAAGTTGATGAATCTGAAGCATTTAATTTTAGATTTAACGAAGTATAAATATTTGTCCTCGCAGAATCGGAACGAAATTTTGTTTGATATATTGTGCTGTCTGACAAATTTAGCTTTGAATTAATGGCAGAATAAGTATTTGTCCTTGCACTATCTGACCTAAATTTAGTTTGATAAGTTGTAGAATCGGAAGGTTTTAAATATTTACTTCCTATTGCATTATTTATACTTACATCGTGCCATAAAGAATCAATTCTACTAAATTGCAAAATTGTGCTATCATTTGGTACAGCAGCAATTTGTACATCACTTAATTCATCTAATTGCCATCCATTTTCTATTTTAATTTCTATTGCACCAAATGTAGGATGTGCTCTAACAATGCTTCCTATCTTACAGATATGGTTTGGTGCTAATGGCTTTGTTGTTGTTATGCCTCCAGGAACTGAAGGACTTAAATAAACTATGTCGCCATCAGTATAACTTGATGTAGGCAAATTAAGATTATCAATTCTACCTGCTTGAATAACTAATCCTGAATTACTTGTAGGAATGTCATCTTGAACTAAAGCAAATGTTTTGTAAGAATTAGCTTCATTATTTCCTTCTGCAAGTGCAATGGTTGGCAAGTTGCTTGAATGCCTTCCGCTAATATAAACAACAGAACCTTTTGCAATTGTGCTACCTGTGTTATTATAAACACTCGTAACTAATTTTGTTGCAGAAGTTGTTCCGCCACCACCTTTAATCGTGTCCCAAATTAATGTTTTAGGATTGTAGAAATAAAACCTTCCGTTTGTGGAATCTATAGCAACTGCTCCTTTTCTTGTTATATTACTTTTCAACGTAGGCATTCCGTTAAATGTAGGAATGGTTAAAGTAGAATCAATATTAAATCTTGGTGCTGAATATCCGTATTGTGGCATAATTTGATAAACCTGTCCAAAACTGACTTGACAAAAAACAACTAATAAAATTGTAATTAATTTCCTCATATTGTTGGCATATCGCACCCATCAAAACTTGATGTGCTTGTTAAACTAATTGTTAATTGAACTCCACTTAAATAATCTTCAAATTTTTCACTAATTACATCATAGCGAATATTGTCATCTATGATATAAGAATTTGCTCCATTTCGCAGTTTAGAAATAATATCCCCTGCTATTTGGTGCATATCGTTAACAACTTCAGTTTCAAATTCTCCTTCTGCACCTGACTTGTCTATAAACCAAAATTGAATATCGTAGGAATGTTGTTTTCCAGGATTAAAAGAACCTGAATTTATAGCAAAGGAAGCCAAAGGAAAAACGGGTTGGTCATCCCAATTTAACCACTCTATCGGACTTGCAAACTTTGTTGTGTGAATCATTGCATGGCTTTCCAACAGGTTTGTTATTTCCGTTACTAATTGCTTGTACGTCATTGAACTTTTGTTTTACTTTGTCTATGTATTCTTTTTTGTAGCCTTTACTCATAAATTAAGTATATAAGAAAGTAAATAATTCACCTGCTAAAGCAACATCACCTGTAGGAAGTGTAACCATTCCACCGACTATCTGAAGATATCCTGTGTCATTTGTTGCAAATGTTGTAATGGTTTTAGCCAATCCTGAACGACTTGCAAAAATTACTCTATTGCCACTCAAAGCCATTATTTCAAAGTTAGTTTCTCCACCTGTAGCAGTATAGTAAACAACTTGTGGCGTAGCGTAACCGCTTGAACTATTCATATACTTCGTTCCGCAAGGTTCAAAACCACCTAAATAAATAGGACAAGTGTAAGCCTTTGTAGTTGGAAAGATTGTATCTAATCCCATTGAAACATTTAAGTATTCAGAATACAAAGTATAATTTTCCTGTAAAAAACTAATCAAACGGCTGTTATAAAATTCAGCCATTGATTTATACTTCTGCTCTATTAACTCCAAATCTGCTCTACTCGGTGGTGTGCTTTCTTCACTTGTCTTTTGTAGAAATCCTTTAGAAAATAATTGGTAACCCATTGACATTGGAAGCATACTCATAGTATACCAAATCAAAGCATCGGTAATATAGTCATCTATTAAGGTCTTTTCATCTACACTTAAATCATTATCTTCAACTCCTGTTTGTAATCTTTTGTAAAGTGTAGAACCTAATACAGGTTGAATAAACATATCACCTGCAACCTTAATCATTGGGAATAATTGCTTTCCATCAATAGCATTAGAAGCACCTGTTCTTTCCTTGAATGTTTGTTCAGTTAGAAATAATATATTTTTGCTCATTATTTTTTCTTTCTTGTTACTAAATTAGTTTTCCATTCGTGCCTACATTGGTAACTATGTTCGCCATTCGGCATTGTCCACCATCCACCGCATCTATCCCAAACTGAATAACCAACCCTTTTACTGATATTTTCAATGTCCTGTCTTGACCATAATCTTGTTCTTGATAAATCCATTAGCTTTTGACAAAATGGTCTTGAAGTGTTGTAATCTTGCTGCGAAGCAGGAACACGCCAATCATAAGAATACATTATAAGAATTTCATTAACTTTAGAATCCTTTCCAGGAAGTTCTGAAACAGGTTTGTTGACGTATCTTCTTATTACTTCATCTTCACCGATTAATGTTTTTTTTTCAGTAATAATTTTATTACTTACTAATTCATCAATAGTTGCCTGAATATCTTTAACCGACTTATTCAAAGTTTCGGCTATTACTTCAGGTGCAATTAATGGTTGCTTTGTAATCAAAGAAAGCACGTCAGCTTGAAGCTGATTTAAAGCCATTTCAAAGCCATTAAAAGACCTTGTTTCACTTATTGAATATAAACTCCTTTCAGAACCACAAGACGCAAATTCTTGAAGCAAAAGTTCATCTGCATCCATTGAGAATTTACTTATTTCATCATCGGTTAAAGGGTCATCATCTACACCTAAAAAAGTGTTAACATCTTCATCGGTAAATCCAAATCCATTTTTCAGCATTAAAGAAGCCTGTGCCTTGCTTAACTTTCCATTACCAAACTGCCTAACAATTCTCATAACGTTTTGGTATTGTCTGCCTGTTAGATTCTTAATAGAATCATTCATTTGTGCAGGTTGTTCTTGCGTAGGTGCTGCAGTTCCGTTAGATTGTTGAACAGGAACTAACCCTGCCAAACTTCTAATTTCGTCAGGTGTCATTGATTCAAGAACCTTGTTAGCAACTAACGGACTTAAAGCATTGATATTATCGGAAATAATTTGTGCTTGTGTTTTAATTGCATTATCTATTGGTTCTCTACCCATCAATCCCCTTATTTCATCCTGCGTTAAATTCTGCGAAACAATAGTTTCAGTAAATTCAAACTTCAAAGGTTCTACAGGTTGAATAACAAAATCACCTTGTTCACCTTTTAGATTCCTAAACTTCGTGAAAATAGTTTCAAGTTCACCTTGTCTTTCCTGAACGTAAGTGTTATTAAAGATTTCGTAAGCATCCCTAATTTCGTTTCTTGCTCCTAATTGACTTTCGGTTTTAATACCAAATAAAACAGGGCTTGTAACCTGATGCGAAGCAAATATTTCTTGCTGAATAAGATTATTCACATTCGTGAAATCTTCTTTTGTTAACATCGTAGTTCCTAAATCAAGAATATCTGCTGCGTTATCCTTTGACTTATTGAACATTATTACCACTCGCTTACCTTCAGAACCTGTAAACTTCTTCAATAAATCCCTTTCAACTTCTCCTTTAATTTCCTCACCTATTGGGTCGCCATTGTTAAGATTTACAAGTTTAGTTCCAACCCAACCTTGATTAGCATTTCCTAAAATGTGCCTACTAACTTTAATATCCGATTCTATATAATTTAACCCTTGATAATAAGAAGGCAAAGGGTAAACTTCGCTAATAGGGTTATATTCTTTGTAGTAGAATATTTGACTTCCATAAGGATTATTAACATTGAAAGCAGGATATTCCCTTACCTTTTCTTTCATATCAGTCCAATCGTTCTTCACATAAAACGTCTGCAAATCTTTACTAACCCTAACCTTCGCAAAATCAATATGGTAAACTTCGCTTACTTGCTTTGCTCTATTCCAAATTACTTGTAAATAATAACCCCTAAATAATTCATCATCCTTAATACATTTCTTTAGAATGTCATTCCAACTTTCCAAAGCATTAGCAATTCCAGGATTCTCAAACCCTTTTCCGTAAACGTAATTGCTTTTACCCTTTACAATTGCTCCGTGTTTAGGTGATTCAGAATAAAGGTCTAAAAGATAAGAAGGATAATCATTATCCTTACCAAATTCTACATAACCTTTATTTTTCTTTTCAGTAAATTTTGGCTGTTGTGCTTGGTCAAAAGCCAAAACAATATGCTTGTAATTATCCATTGTAAGTTATAAATGAATTATTTTGTTCATCATAAGTTGTAGGTTCAAATACTATTGCACTATTCAAATACATATATCCATTCTCAACCTCATTCAATCCTGCAGGATTTAAGTTAGAACTACTTGCTTGTTCGTAAACTTGGTATGTCCAAAATCCTGTTTCAGCATCTTCAAAATATTGGTCTACATCAAGTTCAAAAACATCATACCTTAAAGTTGTGCTTTCATTTGTAACAACAAACTTCACAACTTCTTGCGTAATTCTATTAGTAAATATAAATAAAAAATACGGGTTTGAAAGTGTTGCACTTTCAGAACCTGTAAAATAAATGTTTTTTGTTTCTCCTTTAGTTAGTATAATCATAATCTAAAAAAAGCCGACTTTTTAATCGGTCGGCTTTCTCACGTTTTTATTATTTACTATTAGCTACCAGGTGTTTCCAACGCAGCAGCAACGCTTGAGTTAACTACCAAGAAATCATCAGTTTCTTGACTTGTGAAAGTTAACATTGAACCCTGCCTATCGCCAGGTGCTGTTCCGCTTCCTGATTCTGTTGTATCAAGGAACAAACCGAAACTCTTACCATACATACGATAAACTCCATCCATATCCAAAGTAACAAACGTTAAACGATTTTTCGCTAAAGTTGTAATGATGTTACGGATAGAAGCAGTTCTTGAATTGATTGGGAACATTACTTGATGTGTAAAGAAGATAGTTCCGTTCTCTTGTGAACCTGTTAGGTTAGATGAAGCAGAAGCAGTTGCTCTTGGAACTTCAAATTTATAGAACTTCTTTCCTGTTGACTTTGTCATTCCTGTAACAGTTCCTGAAGATTCGGAAACTCTTGAATTTCCTGAAGCATCATAAAGGGCTGAATTTTCTATCAACCAAATTGCTTGGATTCCACCGATTGATTCCCTACAATCTATAGTGTAACCACTTGATAAAGCACACGGCATAATTATTAGTTTTAAAAAAAGGTGGTGTTTATTGCACCACCCTTTTGATTAGTAAATTTATTTTAAAATTAGATAGCAGACATAAACTTAACGCACTCTGAAACGTAGGCTACATCAACACCTACTTTGAACTCTGCACGGAAACGCACATCGTTATTATCTTCAGAATACCACAATTTGTAGTTAGTTTCTTCAGCTTCCAAATCTACAGCAATAGCCATATTTGACAAACTAATAGCGAATGCATCACCTGTAGTATTCAAACCATTTACAGGTTCAATTTTTACGTTAGTTCCAGGCAAGATGAAACCTTCAAAGTTAGCGTCTTGTGGATTGTAGCTGAACATATTCAATGCTCTGTAAGCAAGAACAAGCAATCTAAACCAATCGTAACCAACAAAGATTCTTACATCACCTTTAGCCATAACTTCAGCAGGGATAGCTTTGTAGATACCTTCAGTTGCAGCTATTACGTTAGAAGCAGTAATGGTTGCAATAGCAGCACCACTTACACCAGTAAAACCACTTACGTTAGCATCTATTGGAGAACCTGCATTGATAAGTTTAGAAAGACCATTGAACTTATTCAAGTTAGCAGTTGCACTTGCTGAATCACCCTGCCAAATAGCTGTTTCAAGTTGAGCAGCAATTCTTGCGTTCTTCTTTGCAAGATAAGCAGCAGCAAAATCAGCGTTACCGAAATCTTCGTAAGTTGAACCTGCACGAAGTGCTTCCATTGTGAAATACGCTTCCAAATCTTTTGGACAGATTTTTTCTTCTACCTTAATCTTTCCAGGAACGATTGTTCTTTGTGAGAATGAAGTTGTTCCTGAAGCATCAAAAGAACAAGATTGAGTTGCGAATACTGCATCAGTATCCATCAAAGGAATTGCAGTTGGTCCTTTTACACCTGTCAACACTATACCATTGTCAAGTATAAGCTGTTGAGTTTTTGCACCGATAACGGCTGAAGTAAGTAAAGGTTGAGTTAATTGTTTAGTATATGTACTCAAACCTGAAAATGATAATGCCATTTTATTTGATTTTTATTTGTTAATAATTAACTGAAAAGAACTGAATAATTCTTTTCTTGATTTTCTACTTTAAAATTATTTTGGGTTTTAACCGCTTGGTCAGGTGTTCCTGTTGGAGTTTCAGCCAATGTTTTAGTTACATCTAACAAAGCATCAATGATTGAATTTGCCTTGTTAAGTTTTGCTTCGTAATCAGCAAATCTTTGCTCGTAAGCAGCAAATTTCTCGTTTGTTGATGTTTGAAAAGCACTAAACAAAGAAGCCATATCTTCCTGCATTGGTGGTTCTTCAGTCATTGCAGGTTTGATTTCCATAATTGCTCCGTTATCACCTACTACGATAATTGTTCCATCTTCTAACTGATGTTCACCTACAGGTGCAGGAACGCCTTGAATAGTTACTATACCGCCTACAGCAAGTTCAGTAACTTCAACTTCAGTTCCATCCATCAATTTTGCAGTTGCCAATTTAACAGGAGCAGGTTCGTTATTAACCAACTCATTGAAGGTTAATCTTAATTTTTCTACTATTTCTTTTGGTGTCATAAATTATGATATTATTTTAGTTAAGAAATTGCGTTTAACAAAGCCGATATTTTTTCTAAAGCCAATTCTTCAGGTGTTTTAGGTTCTTCATAATCAAACAAACCTTCTACTGAAAATCCCTTAAACTCACCTGCTTTAACCTTATTCCATACATCTTCATTTTCCACATAGAAAGAACCAAACCAACTTCCATCCGATACATCTTCAAAACCTTTCATAGGCAAAATCCCTCTTTTCTTATCCACGATAAAAGATTCAAACATCGTAACCCCTTGAACCTTTTGGTTAGGGTCATGCATCAAATTCACATTTGATTGGTATTTCTTTTTAGAAAACTTAATAGCTATCTTCTGAATCGTATCGGCTGAAAATTTAACGTAGTGTTCACCGAACTTGTCATTGTTTCTATAAATCAGTTCATCAGCAATCATTAATGGCCCGGATATTATATGCTCATCTTCGCTAACTACCTGAAAGGAAAGTTTAAATTTAGAACCTATTGAACCTAATTCGCTGATAACATCTGCGTTATTATCATAGTGTTTTGTAATTCCTAATTCCTTAATCTTTTCAACCTTCGCTTTATTTGAACCTGTAGCATAAACCCTTGATTCCGGAATGCCTAATTCCTTTGCAACTCCAAGCATATTTTGCACTTCTTGACGTGCAGAAATTATGTAAACAACCTTTCCTTCTGCTATCAATCTTTTGGCTAATTCCTTTCCTCTTTCCGTGCTTAAGGTATCGTCATAATCAAGCGAAACCTTTTCGCCTTCCATTTTAGTATCAATTTGCTCTAATTTCCTTTTTGCCCATTCTATTCCCTCATCGCCACCCCAAGCTAACCACATCAAGCGACCACATCCGTCGCCTAATTCCTTTTTTGAATTCTGCCTATGTCTTTCAAATGATGACATACGAGCAATAGTTTCACGGCTGATGGGTTCAAAATTGGCTAATTGGTTGGCTCTTTTTTTTCCTGTTGCCTCTCCACAATCACCCCAACCATTTTCTTCAGCCCATCTTAAAGCAATCTTTGCGTTCTCACTTGCTGCTTTAGGATAGTCATTATAGGTTTCTTCAAAGTCCTGTTTAAAATGTTCTTCCCAAATTGAATAGCAAATAGCTACTGCCTGTTCCGTGCTTTTACCTTCATCTACTACATATTTAACACAACGTGGGATAAACTCCGTTTCGTGTTCACCTTTAGAAGGCTCAATAAATTGGTCATTAAATGCCAGGAAATCTTTTTGAATAGCAGGTGCATCTACCAAAGCCACATAAGAAACCTCGCTTTCATCATTCAAAGATTCGTTTATTTTTAACTCGTAAATTGGGTAGTTCATATAATATGATATAAAAAGTTTTTGAAATTCAGTTATAAAAGGGACTTGTTAGCAGTTCTTATGGTATGCTAACAAGTACATTAATTTATTCTTGCTGCCCTGTTTAATCTTTCAATCCTTTCTTGGTTTCCTGCTACGTCAGATTCTACAACATAGGTTCTAATAGCTGCATTACCTTGCTGATTTATTGCCTGTTGATTTAGAATAGTATTTGAAAGTTGCGGAGCAACAGGAGCAGTAACTCCACCTGTAGCACCGCCACCAACACCACCACCTGCATTAACTGAACCGCCACCACCTGCAGAACCACCACCACCGATTGAAGAAAGACCTTTTGCAGTTGCTGCCAATGCCTGTGCAATACCTATTCCTGCATTTATTTTTGCTTGTGCTACTGAAGCATTAGCAAGAACAGCAGCTTTAATATATTTAGGGTTAGGCAATGGCAAAGGACCAGGTAAAAAAGGTGGTATTCCTAAAAGTGTTGCTTTAGCTGCTACTATACCTCTTTGAGTATCCAATATAATTCTTGCAATAGTAAATCCATTTTCAGCAATCAACAAT